TCACGAGATATAAAGATGGAAGATCATCTTGCCGTTTTTCTTGTCATAAACGATATCCTCTACCAAACTTCTCATAAAAATTCCTTTGGTATCATAGTCTATTGCGTCATTTTTTATCACATCATAGACGGTCTGTACATTTTTGAGCACATCCGATTTTGTTCTTGTGTCTTCATTATTTTTATCGAGATTTTCCAGTTGTGTCAAAATGTCTTCCCTATCTTTTTGCAGACGCTCTTTGTTCCGTTTATATTCTTCCAAAGTATCTACTTCATTCTCATAAGCAAGACGGATTCGTTTTTCCCTGTTGGAAATCTTATCAAGTTCGGATACGAGTGATTCACGTTCTGATATCTTCTCACCAGTCTCAGCAGAGTGGTAGGAGTACTCAAAATCCATACCGGAAAGAAGCTTTTCAAAATATTCTTCCAGTGCAGCAACCACTTTTTTCTCTGAGATAGAACAGGATTCGGTATGTATTCCTTTGCTGTACTTATAGCACTGGAAACCAGGTGAGTGCCTGTTTGCACCATTGTAGGAAAGAGAAGCTCCGCAGTACCCACACTTTAAAAGCCCTGATAGCCAGTGCTTACACGAGGATACATCCCGGCGTTTCATTGGTCGGTAGGTGGTCTGTATCTTTTTCATGCGGGCTTCGAAGCGTTCTTTTGAGTAATGGACCTCATGTGATCCAGTAAACGAAATACCATTCCAAACGACAAGCCCGTAATAAAATGGATTTCTTAAGACTCTTTCCACACTACGGGACTCAAATGGATTCCCTCGCCTTGTACGTACTCCCATATCATTTAGTTTTCGTGTTATCTTCGTAACATCCGAGTTATGGTAGTCAAATTCATCACAGATAAATTCTACGATCTTCATTTCATCCGGATCGATTTTATAAGGTTCTCCGTTTCCGACAGCATGATATCCCAGAGGTGGAGACATCTGATATCCTTTCTTTGTAGCTTTCTCTTTCATTCCTCGCAGGACTTCACCAGAAAGCCGGATAGAGTAGTATTCGTCCATCCATTCAATGATTCGTTCGATCAAAGAACCGAATGGACCATCTATTAAGGGCTCTGATATACTTACAACATCAACGTTGCTTTGCTTCCGCAGCAGGGATTTGTATACGATAGATTCTTCTTGATTTCTCGCGAATCTGCTGAATTTCCAAACCAGAATCACATCAACCGGATGATCGGATGATTTTGCAAGCCCGATCATTTTCTGGAATTCTGGACGCTTATCAGCTTTTCTACCGGATATTCCGATCTCAAAGAAAACCTTCAAAATGATAATATTGTTTTTGGCAGCATATTCCCGTAATAGTTTCTCTTGCGAATCTGGAGAAAGTTCTTCTTGCTTATCAGTGGATACACGGACGTAACCATAGGCATATCTTGCGCTCATTTTAGATCATCTCCTCATTTAATTTATGTAAAAATAGGTACAAAAATAACAGCCAGCACATGAACGAATGTTCTGGATTGCAAGCTGCTTCCGAAGATGATACAATATTCTTGAGCTTACTATTGCATTCTTCGGAGCGATAGTCTTATGGTGAGATACCCGTATTGATTACGGGTGCAAGGCTCGTTGGTAGCGTGTCTTGCGATATTTCCGTCTCAGTGTTGGTAGCACTGGGGCGGTTTTATTATTTTTCGGATAATTTTTTCTGTTCTCGTTCTATTTGTTTAATACTTTTTGCCGGAGTAGGTAAATCTTCAGGCATAGTACCTCCTAAGCGAGAAATGGTATCACGTATTTCCTTTCCAACATTATAGTGAGTTTGATTCGCAGCGGATTTTCCTTGAATCTTTTCACGACGTAATTTTGCTTCAGTCTGAGTAGCGCGGAAAAGGTTAGCGGCTAATTCCTCGTATCCCATATGATCTAAGATTTTTTCGCTATTTTTGAGTCCTTTATGTTGATGAATATCTTTGGCAGTCATACCACCATATAGACCTTGATATCCATGATTCTGAAAGATAGCATAATCCAGAGAACTTTCGACACCGGAATTCTTGGCAGCGTCCACTAACATTTTATTATGTTCAGCCATTTCGTACCGGATTGCAAGACGCTTCTGATCGTCACTAAGAGTATCAAAGTTATCAATAAGCTCTTGTTGTCTGGTTTTCACTGCAAAGTATGTTTGACCAAGTGCAATTACTTTTTTTTCTAGAATCACCATTCTGTACAATCAAATAGCATGCGTAGCGGGAAAGTTTATAATCATCAATAATGCGTTCGCCGCCATTAGGCATAGGTGATGATTTGCCAACATTGGCAAAATGTTCAGATACAGCATTTCCACTGTTTTCACAGGCTGTTTTCGCACGAACGATTACTTCCTCAAACCTGCGCCATTGGCTATATTTAAGTGCATTTTGCATTTCTCTGGCATACCAAAACTCTTGACCATATTTATTGATGTGTTTAATAGACTCAAACAAAGATTCTGTATAACTATTTTGCTCTTCTTCTGTCAAGGCTTTATTGAGAACTCGGTCATGTATTTCATTTAATTTATCGTCAAAATCATTCATATGTTCACCTTCTTTTTTAACATATCTCGTAGACCGTCTCTGTTGGCGCAGGGGCGGTTTTTCTATTTTATTGTGGTAAATTAGCTATAGCGTAGTCCGCTTCTTCTTGCGTAAATTTTTCTCCACTATCAGATGTCAACTGGTCACGGATCGCTTCTGGGGACATAGACATCTGTTCTTGATATGATTTTGCTTTTTCAAGGGCGTTAGCGTTCCAATCTGCTTGCATATTGTCAACAGCATACTGGGCGGCTTCTGGACTAAACTGCTCGCCGTATTCAGATGTTAATTGGTCGTAGATTCCTCGTTTAGACATGTGCATCATATTACTATATTTTTCAGCTTTTTTAAGTGCTGACTTGTACTCTACAGGGACTTCTGGTTCTTTTTCCTCTGGTTCATTTACTTGTTCTTTTGTTGGTTCAGTTGTCTCCTTGTTCGAATCTTTCACGGACACGTCTGCACTTGCTTTTTTAGTTTCAGTGCTAGAGTCATCATTCCCACCAGCAGCAGCACCTATAATTCCGATTGCTACAACAGCAATGATAATCCATTTTAATTTTCCACCCTGTTTCTTACGGCAATTTGGACAAATTTTCGCCCCAGCTGGAATCTCTGTTTTGCAATGTTTGCAAATCTTCGTTTCGTTCGTTTCTCTTTTCATACTTTACCTCTTTTCCTCTGTACTTTTCCCACAATTTATATATAAACGCCTAAGCGGTTATATCATTTTAATACATTTAGTAATAAGCGATTAAGTGCTGTTCTTTTTCATAATCATCTTTCATATTCTTCCAAAATGATAAATAACTTCTATAATTTAAACCATCTTTTTGACATTCATAATACAAATCTATTCTTTCTTTTTGAATTTCCCAAATTTCTTTATCCTGTTTTGATGAACTAAACATAGTTTTTCTTTTCATTGTAGTTAATCGTTTGTATGCTGCGGATTCAGATACGCCAAATATTTCAACTAAATCATAATGAGAAATTCTACCATATTCTTTAGCCATCATAAACAGAGAATATTCTGGCATAAATAATTGAGAAGCAAAGAAGTGTGCTTCGATTTCTTCTAAATCATCATCTTTAGTATGGTTTAAATATATATGTCCGATTTCATGTGCGAGAGTCCAATTTCGATGTTCAAAGTTTTTAATTTCATCGTTATACAAAATTATATAATAGTTAGACTCTCTATCGTATATAGTGCATCCATCTCTCAAAACATCTTTATTTTCTGATAAAAAATGGTTTATAGGTGTATGAGTGTGTAAGCAATATGTTTGAATGGAATCAAATAGTATATTTTTGTCATATAATAAGTTTTGAATGTTTAAAATTCTATTAGATATATTTTGCTTATAAAGCAAGTTGGTTGCTACTCTTGTACACTTATCAAAATCTGGTTTTATCAAGTCTTACTCCTTTTTAATTCCTTTAGCTTTTAAATACATATCTATAGTTGCTTCAAAATTATTAATAATAGCTTTTTTTTCTTCAGAAGAAACATTCCCAGCCTTGCGACAGAGCATAAGAAGTCTACGTTCGGATTCATCTTTAGCTACCAAGTCTGTATTAGCTACTTCTTTATTTTTATTAGTACTCCCATTCATTAAATAGTCCATTGTTATTCCAAAATAGTCACAAACAGCTTTAGCAGTTTTAGGAGAGCACTCAGAACCTTTATTTTTCCATGTGCTAATAGTTGAAGAATTTATTCCTGTGTCTTTACAGAATCTATAAGGGGTAATCCCTCTTTCTTCACAAAGTTTTTGAAAAATTTCGTACATGTTGCCGCCTTTCTAAAAATATCTCGGCATAATGAAATAAAACTATTGACAAACTCGGTATAACGAGATATAGTATATACATAGCTCGGTGTAACGAGATTGCAAAAGCAGTTAAGCGAGATATTTCGTTATATTGATATAATTCGTTTTGACAAGATGATTATATCACCAAACCGAGATAAACACAACTATACATAATTAAAGAATATATAGAAAAAAGGAGGTGGAATTTTGTCTAAAATGTACACTTGCGAAGAAGTGGCAGAGAGATATTCCGTAAAGGTTATTACTGTTTGGGACTGGATTCGCAAAAAGAAACTGAATGCAATCAAACTCGGAAGGGAGTACCGTGTGTCGGAGGATGATTTGCTTCAGTTTGAAAAAGAAAGAAGAACAATTCAATAGAAAGGATGGTCAAATGACAGAACTTGTATATTTAAAAAATGACGAAGCAGTGTGTGACAGCTTGCAAGTGGCTGAGAAGTTTGGAAAGAGACACAGCAATGTAGTAAGGACAATTGAAACTCTGTTAGGGGGTATGCTCAAAATTGAGGAGACCAAAAAAATGTTTTGGAAGTCGCATTACGTTGAAAAACAGAATGGACAACGCTATCCAAAGTATATTATGAACCGAGATGGTTTCTCTCTCTTAGTAATGGGGTTCACCGGTAAGAAAGCTCTTGAATGGAAATTGCAGTACATCAAAGCATTTAATCAGATGGAAGCGTTCATCAAAGAAAAGACAACTCAGACATGGGTAGAAACAAGAAAAGCCGGAAAACTGACCAGAAGAGCAGAGACGGACACCATTCAGAAATTAGTGGAATACGCAAAAGGGCAGGGAAGCACACACGCAGAGATGCTTTACATGACCTATTCAAAACTGGCAAATAAGATGGCTGGAGTTGGAAATCGTGATGAAGCAACAGTTATGCAACTGAATAATCTTTCACTGATGGAAAACATTATTCTCCATGTGATCGACACTGGAATACTGACTGGAAAACATTACAAAGAGATTTATCAGGATTGTAAGAAGAGACTGGAAACCGTGAAAGACCTTGCATATCTGGAATCTGTGGCGTAGCCGATTACTTCGGTGTATCAGTGGATTATTTTCTTGAGTAGGAATAGGAAAACAACAAGAAAGCGAGGTGAGAGAGATGAATATACGCGAAGCAATAGTAGAATTTGCTAAACGAGAAAGAGAAGAAGCTGAAAAGGCAAAAGAAAATGAAAGGAATATAGCAAGCATAGATCCAGAATCGTATATAGCAAAAGAAATTAAATATCAAACAGCTTTACTTCATGAAATAAGCGAAGAAGTCTACCAAATTAAAAAAGCTATAGAGAAGAATGAGGAGCAAAGCCCCTCATCAAGAAAAAAGTTTGTCATCTTTAAATCTAAACGGTGAAGACATAAAGGCATCGTGCAAACGCTGGAATTCGACATCAGTCCATTGATGGGAATGATTTGTTCGTACATTATCAAGAAATTCCTTTTCAAAAACACTAAAACAATGAAAAACATCAGCAAGAAAAATGTTTTCATATGTTTCAGGATTGGAATAATACAACGCTTCTGCTGATGTGAAATACGATGTAGCGGAATTCAAATAAGCTAAAGCAATAGAGATATTGGGATTATCACGAAATATCTCTTTATGAGCAGTAATCGCACGAAACATTCCACGGGTTATTAAAGATTTAAGACTACCTAAATAATCGTCCATTATAGAATTCTCCTTTCTTAAATACTCGGCATTGGCAGATGCCTGTAAGCAAATTATAGGAGATATGGAAACAAATGACAATAAAGATTCAAAACAGGAGGTAAAAGAGATTGAATGAATTATTCACAATCAACGCAGACGGTAATGAACCGACCGTATCAGCCAGAGACTTACACAAGGCTCTTGGAATAAGAAAAAGATTTTCTGAGTGGTTCGAAAAGAATTCGCAAGGATTTATTGAAAACGAAGATTTCTCCAACCCGTACCTAAAAGTACGAGTTCAGATTGAGGGTGGTAGAGAAGTTCAAAGGGAGGTCGAAGATTTTGATTTATCAGTAGACATGGCAAAGCACATCTGCCTTATGAGTAGAACTGATAAAGGAAAAGAATGCCGACAAAGATTGATTGACCTCGAGAAAGCATGGAACACACCAGAACAGGTAATGGCAAGAGCGTTGAAGATGGCAGGAAAGACCATCGACAGTTTGAAAGACAGATGCAAATTCCTTGGAGGACAAGTAGTGGAGCAACAGAAACTAATCGAGGAAATGACACCGAAAGCGAACTACGTTGACCATATTCTGGAATCAAAATCACTGGTAGCCACCACGCAGATTGCGAAAGACTACGGAATGTCAGCGGTGCGGCTTAACCGGATTCTGAATGATATGAAAATCCAGTACAAGGTTAATAGACAGTGGGTTCTTTATTCCAAATATCAAAACTGTGGATATGTACATAGTAAAACCATTGATATCATAAGGAGCAGTGGAGATCCGGACGTAACAATGCAGACACAGTGGACGCAGAAAGGACGTTTGTTTTTGTACGAGGAACTTAAGAAAAACGGCATCTATCCAGTAATTGAGCAGAACGTAGCATAAGGAGGGTACACATGAGCGAAGCATTAGAAAACATCACGAAGAAGCAGGAAGAGAAGCGATTAGAGGACTTTAAGAAGATTGCGGAGAACTGGGACAAGCTTCCGGAAAGAGCACAAGGAAAGATCGATGGGATTATTTCGATGGCTGCATCTGCATTTTTGAAAGAAACAAAGAAAGCAGGATGATGAAAGGAGAAGTAAATGAACAACGCAGAAAGAGAATTACAAAGACGCAATCAAGAGAAAGAGCGAATTGAAGAAGCTAACTATGAGATTCCATATATAAAAGATACTTATTGCGATTGCGCTATCGAAAATGAAATCATTGTTTGTGAAATCGCAGAAATTATCATCAAGAAAAAATTAACTTACAGAGAAGCGAATAGAGTACTCTATCACGCGGATAAAGCACTCTACGAAAGAATGATGAACAGTACGCTATGATCGGTTTAGAATTTCGTGGAAACGAGATGTCCCGTCATTATCTTTGGATTCATTATCGATAACATCTTTTGTAGCCCCAACTACATAGACGATATCCATAGCATCTAGAGTCCCGACTTGGCAAGCAGAAATGAATTTCCATCCTCTTTCAAGAAGAGAATTGACTGTTTCTGCTCCGTTTTTATCGTCACGGATTTCGCGGATTTCTACAATTCCATCATACATGTTTTTCACCTCCTTACAGTTTGATAAGGAGATTGTATCACAGAAAGGAGCAAAAGGATATTAACTGGAATGAATTTTCGGAGTTGTTTGAAATTTCCGATGACGAAAAAGAATTTTTTGAGGTGATCTACCGAAGACGCACCATATACAGATGCGTCATAGGAATTCTGACAATCATAATAATCGTGTTGTTATTGACACGATAACAGGAGGTAATATGAACGAATTAAAAATTTTTGACAACGAAGAGTTCGGTAAAATCCGAACAGTAACAATTGATAATGAACCGTGGTTTGTGGGAAAAGATGTGGCAGAAGCATTGGGGTATGTCAAAGCAAGAAATGCCATTGCAAATCATGTGGAAGAAGATGACAAAAAGGATGCCCCAATTCAGGGCGGCCTTGGTGGCACTCAATCGATGACGATCATCAATGAATCCGGTTTATACGCTCTTATTTTCGGAAGCAAACTGGAATCAGCAAAAAGATTCAAACACTGGGTAACATCAGAAGTTCTTCCCACCCTCCGTAAGACTGGATCCTATGAAATGCCAAAGAAGAAACAAAGCAACGAGCGTCTTGCCAGTGTCAACAATGCTGTGAAGATTTTAACGCCGATGCTCCAAGCAGCAGGGTGCAACAGCAAGATCCAGCTCCTGACTGCAAAATCCCTTTATGAGAAAGCAGGGGTCGATCTGCCGATTACGATTGAAGCGGATCAGCAGTATGTGGATACGGTACATATTGCAAGGCAGGCAAGGCTTTACTATCAGAGTTCCGGCAAGCCGGCAGACAAAGCTGTGAATGAGATTATTCGCAGGTTGGATTTGTCAGAAGATATGTACACGGAAACATGGGAATCCAAGGGAAAGTGGCAAGGAACTGTAAGAAAGTATGTGCCGGAAGTGATTGGGATGGTAAAGCAGTGGTATGCAAATAATGGATATCCGAGAGAAATCCCATACACGCAGTGCGATGGACAGATAAAGAAATATCATGTGATCGTCAGAGATTCGGATGCTAATTAAAAACGTAGGACAACATACATAGGACAATCAACCGGCATACAGTAAAGAGGGGTGGTGAAATGAAAGGAATCGAAGTAGTAAGCATGATTAAAATCAATGGATCATGGATAAATCAAGAGGATTTAAACCGGGAAGAACTTTCTCACATCTTGGAGAAAAAAATAGATGAAACAATGAAAAATATAGGATTCGAAAGAAGAAAAACCGCTTAGGCGGTAGAAGTGAGGACAAGCATGGAAATTAAAGGAACATACCGCTGCGACACCACCCATCACCCAAACGCCTTAAACAGTTGGGATATCCGGTCCGTATCGGTAGATCTGCCGGAAGAAGAGGACAAGCCTTACTGGATCAGAGCTGGAGCGGCGGTGATCGGGTTTGTACTGGTGCTACTTGCGTGGTATCTGGTGGTTGGGTATTAAAAAAGAGTGCTGTCACAGGGCGGCAGCCCTCGAGCACTCAAGAAATTAAACCAGTTAAAGTATAGAGAAAATTTGAGGAAAAGTCAAATGATTACAAAAACAATACTTAGCAACCATGAAGAATGGCTTAAAAATAGAAAAAATGGAATCGGCGGTTCTGAAATCGCCGCTGTAATCGGGAAGAATCCGTACATGACAAATGTGGAGTTGTGGGAGTTGAAAACTGGAAGAAAGGAAGCAAAAGACATTTCAAATCTTCCTTATATTAAATATGGTACACAGGCAGAGCCATTATTAAGAGAACTCTTCCGGCTGGACTTTCCAGAATACCAAGTGAGATATGAAGAAAACAACAGCTTTCGTAATGATAAATATCCCTGGGCGCAGGCTTCAGTAGATGGTTGGCTTTTTGATGGAGATGGGAGACTTGGAATCTGGGAATGCAAGACAACGAACATTTTAAACAGAAATATGAGAAATAGATGGGACCATCAGATCCCGGATCATTATTATTGCCAGTGCTTGCTGTATATGGCGGTTCTTGAGGCTGATTTTTGCGAGTTAAAAGCGCAGCTAAAAAGTGAATATGCTGGTGAGGTATTCGTTCAAACAAAACATTACCATTTTGAACGGAAAGATGTGAAAGAAGACATGGAATACCTGATGAAAGAAGGAAAACGATTCTGGGGATACGTGGAGCGAGATGAATGCCCTCCGCTTATTCTTCCGGATGTAATAAGAAGATAAAGGAGATAAAACATGGAATTAAGAGTCAATGAAGTGAAAACGCCGGAGAAAATTACATTTAATTACGAAGAATTAAGGTCAGAAATACAGAAAATAGTAGCGGACCATAGTAATTTAGTGTACACCGGAGAGCAAATTAAGGATGCTAAATCAGATAAAGCAAGCTTAAATAAGCTAAAAAAAGCCTTAAATGACGAAAGAATAAGACTGGAAAAGGCTTATTTAGAGCCATTTAACGAATTTAAGACTCAAATTAACGCCTTAATTAAGCTTATTAACGATCCTATTAACCTTATTGATAAGCAAATTAAGGAATTTGAAGAGTACGAGAAGCAGGAAAAACGAAAGCAAATCGAGGAACTCTGGAACAGTAAAACGACACCATTTGAAATTTCTTTGGAACGTATTTTTGACAGTAGATGGTTAAATAAGACAACATCCATGAGGTCCATCGAAGATGTTATGAATGCATTTATCACAAGCGTGGAGAAAGATGTGGATACACTTTCAAAATTGCCGAAATTTGGCTTTGAAGCATTAGTAGTCTATAAATCCACTCTGGATATCAACAGGGCGTTAAGTGAAGGGCAGCGACTTGCAGAAATCCAGAAGAAAAAAGCAGAATACGAAGCAGAGCAGGCAAGATTGAAAGCGGAGAAGGAAGCAAAAAATGAGGCAGAGTTCCAGAAGAAAGAGGATGATCTTCCCGGACAGATTGGATTTACAGATGCAAAATCTTTTGAGGAATGCATGAAACCTCCTGTTGCAGAACAAAATGAAGCCGTTTCTCCGTCAGGCGTGAAAGAACTTCCAGTCTGGATTGCATTTAAAGCATTTCTGACAACAGCAGATGCACTTGCACTGAAGGAATTTTTTGATAGCAGAAATATTGAATTTAAACCATTATAAGAAAGAGAGGATATAAAAATGGCAGTAGGAAATAGCTTAACAGCAAGAAAAAACACAGGAATCGAAGCATATTTAACACAGGAAGCAGTGAAAAACCAGATCAACAACGTAATCGGTGGGAAGAATGGTCAGAGATTTATTTCTGCAATTGTATCGGCTGTAAATAACAATGCAGCATTACAGGAATGCACAAATCAATCGATCCTTTCCGGTGCGCTGCTGGGTGAGTCGCTGAACCTTTCACCGTCTCCGCAGTTGGGACAGTATTACCTTGTTCCGTTTAATGACGGAAACAAAGGTAAGGTGGCGCAGTTTCAGCTTGGATATAAAGGGTATATCCAGCTCGCAATTCGTTCCGGGCAGTACAAAAAACTGAACGTACTGGCGATTAAAGAGGGCGAGCTTGTCAGGTTTGATCCTCTGAACGAAGAGATTGAGGTACATCTGATCGAGGATGAAGAAGCAAGAGAACAGGCTGAAACAATCGGATATTATGCAATGTTTGAGTATACAAATGGGTTTAAAAAGGCGATCTATTGGAGCAAAAAGAAAATGGAAGCCCATGCATTAAAGTATTCCAAAGGATATCAGGCGAAAAAGGGATACACGTTCTGGGAAAAGGACTTTGACGGAATGGCATATAAAACTATGCTGCGTCAGCTGATCTCTAAATGGGGAATCATGTCTATCGATATGATGTCGGCAATGGATGCAGATATGGCAGTGATAAACGATGACGGAACAAAAACATACGTCGATAACGATAGCAATGCGGAGATTATTGACATGGAACAGTCGCAGGAAGAAAAAACTGAATCTTCCGAAAGAGGACAGAGTGCAGCAGCGGCATTGTTTGGAAATTAAGAGGTGAATTGATATGAATAAAATTATTTTATGCGGACGACTGACGGCAGATATAGAAATGAGATATACAAATGACTGGAAAGCAGTAGCAAGTTTTAATTTTGCCGTAAACCGCAGATTTAAGAGGGACGGAGATCCAAGCACCGACTTTTTCCGGTGCGTAGCATTCGGAAAGATTGCGGAAACATTCGAAAGTGCAATGTTGGAAAGGGAACGAAACTCTTAATTGATGGAGAAATGAGGAACAACAACTATGAAAAAGACGGTGTGAAGTATTACGGAATGCAGATGATCGTCAGTGGATTTGAGTTTTGCGAAAGCAATGGAAGCAGCGGACAGTCTGCTCCGCAATACGGACAGCCGGATCCCGATGGATTCCAAAACGTCCCTGATGGAGTTGATGAAGAACTTCCGTTCATGTAGGGCGATCGCATGAAGAAAACAAGAGAATGCATACATTGCGAGAGATTTTGGGAGTGCAAAGGCAAGGAAAAGGATGAGCCTTGCCTGCACTACAAAGAAAGGAAATGGAATGGCAGTAAATAGTAAAAAGAAAGGCGCAAGATTTGAACGGGAATTAGCTGGTATCTTCCGCGATTATGGATATAAAGAAGCGCGCAGAACAGCGCAATACTGCGGAAATACAGGCGATGCTTCAGACGTGGTTGGTCTTCCTTTAATTCATGTGGAAGCGAAACATCAAGAGCAGATGCGACTTTATGACTGGATGGATCAAGCAAAGAGAGATGCCGCAGCGAATAGAACAGGAAAGCTTCCTGCTGTATTCCATAAGAAAAACAATCATAAAATCCTTGTTACGATGGAGCTGGATGATTGGATGCAAATATACCGCGAATACCAGTCTGGAATGCAGATAGATACAGAAAGGCTGTGATTTAATGTCAAAACGATACTACTGGCTTAAGCTACAGAAAGATTTTTTTATACAGCCCAAAATTAAAAAGTTACGGAAAATTGCTGGCGGCGATACTTATACCATTATCTATTTAAAAATGCAACTGCTGAGTTTAAGCAATGGTGGAAAGCTGTTTTTTGATGGGATTGAAGAGAGTTTTTCAGAAGAAATTGCTCTGACAATAGATGAGGATCCAGACAATGTAAAAGTAACTGTACAATACTTGCTATCTCAAGGACTTATTGAGCCCTGTTCCGAAACAGAATTTTTAATGACGGAAACGCAGTCTTTAATCTGCTCGGAATCGGAATCAGCGGAGCGTGTCAGGGCATCAAGAAAAAATAAGGCGTTACAATGTAACACGAATGTAACGGAGTGTAACAACAATGTGCAGAAGTGTAACACAGAGATAGAGATAGAGTTAGAGAATAGAGATAGAGTAAGAGATAGAGTAAGAGATAAGACTGATAGCAAAATAAGCTATCAGCTGATCGCCGACACATTTAATGATATTTGTAAGAGTTTCGATAGAGTTGAGCGGATTTCCGATAGTAGGAAGGAAGACATTGATGCGGCCTGTAAGAAATTCAGTTTTAGCCAGATCAGAACCGCATTTATAAAAGCGGAGAACAGCAAATTCCTGAAAGGCAAAGAAAGTAAAGGGGATTATAAATTTAATGCAAATTTTAATTGGATCATAAAAGAGCAGAACTTAAAAAAGATTTTAGAAGGTAAATTTGATAATGAACCGGAAGGATCGGAAAAGAAGAAAAAACAATCAAAACCGCCGGTAAGCAGAAACTTAAATAACTTTGAACGCAGAGGATACGACATGGACTCTCTGGAAGAACAGCTGTTGAAGTCAAATTAAGGAGGAGCAAAATGAAAGAAGAATTATTTAAAATGGCACAGGAGTGCCTTTCCGAGGAAGAAGTAAAGGAAATCCTCAGAAATAAATTCAAGGAATCAATAGAATCGGCAATAGAAAAAGCGTTTAGATGGGGAAAAGTAGAAAGTGCACTGAAGAAAAAAATAGACGAAGTTATGGTGCCGTACATAGAGAAGTATGATTTTTCGGAATACCTTCCAAAGTTGGATACGGTGCTTACAGAAATCGTAAATTCCGATGCTTGTATCGAGAATAAAAAGATTCTGGAAAATTTTAAGGAATTATCAATCAAGCAGGAAGAAAAAGAAATGGAAGTCACTGATCTGTTTGATGCATGGATTGCAATGTGCGAAAAGAAGATCAGTACAACTGGTCTGGAAGTGGGGTTTGACGATGGACCATGCTACGAATCGGTCAGTTGCGAGATGCTGATAGAAGAGTGTGAAAGATCTACTTGGAGCTCCCTGCATAGGGCGGTAATCATTTTCGAAAACGAACACGATGAAAAGTTGAATATGGAAATTCCGATATCGAAATGGGATTTTGAGAAAGAGTATACACTTGACAGTTTGGGATGTGTAGACATTAAGTCGTTGAGATACCTTGATGAATTTGACATGCTGTTGCTGAGATTACAAAGAGCGGGAACGAAAATCATCATAAACGAAATGGAAGCAGATGGAGAAATATGTCCAGAGGAAGAGCCGGAAGCAAGCTTTAGTTAGGAGAAGTTATGAGAGGAAAGCGAAAAAATATATTTGTCGGAACAAAGAGTAAGAGAAAGAAGAAGGTGAAAGGAAAATGAGTAGACCAGCACATTTTTTGGATAAGTACCGATTCCAGATTGAAGAAATGGTGAAACTTAGATGTACAGACGATCACATCCACAGGGTCTTACACGATACACAGAATGATGTGCAGTTCTCAAAGGAAATTCTCGTCCGCTACATGGATGAGACTGGGATCCGGAAACGCAGAATAGTAAAAGGATGGACGCAGGAACAGGTCTTTGAATGGGAGGAATACTGCGAAAATCTAAGAGGAAATGAGAGAATCAAAGGAATGTTGATCGTTCCGGGAGATAAGAAGAAAGAAAAATAGAAAGGAGCCAGCCTCCGGCCGGGGCAAGGGTATACCGGGCTTCTTAGGAAAAATGAAATTTATAGATTTTTTTGCCGGAATAGGCGGATTTAGAAGAGGGCTTGAGCTTGCCGGGCATGAGTGTGTCGGATTTTGTGAGTGGGATAAGTACGCAACTGCAAGCTACACATCAATGCATTTAATCACAGATAAGCAAAGAGAATATTTAAATACTCTAACAATTAAACAAAGACAAAAGGAGATTTTGAAAGATGAATACAGAAATGGAGAATGGTACTCAAGTGACATTAGAACAGTGGATGCCAGAAGCTTGCCCAAAGCAGACTGTTGGACATTCGGTGCGCCATGCCAAGATTTCAGTGCTGCCGGAAAGAGAGCAGGATTGGACGGAGACAGATCAAGCCTTGTACAAGAAATTTTTAGACTGTTGGAAGAACAAGAAGAAAAAGACAGACCTGAATGGATTATATATGAGAATGTTAAGGGAATGCTTTCTAGCAACCGAGGACTCGACTATCTATCAATCCTCTCTGAAATGGACAGACTCGGGTACGATATCGAATGGCAGAATATTAACAGTAAATGGTTCGTGCCACAAAACAGGGAGCGCATTTACACTATCGGACATCTTAGAAGATATGGTTCCAAAAAAATACTTCCTGTCACAGGAACAGATGGAGAAAATAGTGTTTCAATAATCGATCATAGAGATGAATACAGAAGAAATACACAGACTTTTTCTCCAGGTGGAATAACAGAAACCCTCGATACGGGACAAGGTGGAGGAAGAGAACACCATGTTGGAATTCCTTGTTTTTGCGACATGAACTATAAGGCAGGTTTAAAAACAACAGATAGCGCCAGAACAATACAAGCAAGATACAATAAAGGTGTATGTAATAGATCGGGAGAAGCTTCTGGTGTCGTAATTCCTGTTCTCACGCCAGTTAGAGCAGAGAAGCGACAGAACGGACGAAGATTCAAAGAAAATGGAGATCCGATGTTTACATTAACTTCTCAAGATAGACACGGAATAGCAATCAATGTAAAAGAAGCTACAAAGCAAGGATACGATGTAGCACATGAAGGTGACAGCATTAATCTTTCTATTCCTGATAGCAAGACAAGAAGAGGAAGAGTCGGGAAACAATTAGCAAATACGCTAGATACAAGCTGTAACCAAGGTATTTTTGTTAAGGTGGAAAATGAATTAACAGTGTATGCTATTTGGTATGAAAAATACCAATGTTACATAGCAATCAGGAAACTAACGCCGAAAGAGTGTTTTCGGTTGCAAGGGTGGACGGATGATTATTTTGAGAAGGCTAAATTTGTAAATTCAGACAGTCAACTTTACAAACAGGCTGGAAACGGAGTTACGGTAAATGTTGTAAGAGCAATTGGAGATAAAATGACGATACGGAGGAATGACTAATGCCAAAAGTGAAAGAAACGCGCTTGCGAAAAGGCGACACGATCAAATGCGCTGATGCAGAGGATTGCGTGAGGACAATGAATGAGTTGGCATCCTGCTGTATAGAGACAGATTTTCTCTACGAAAAAGATGGATAGAGTGGTTTATGGTTGGAAATAACGGGAGGAAAATTAGATGGATGAGAAGAAAGTTAGAGAAGCGATAAAATATTTTAAAATAATGTTATTCGATATGGAAGGAATGGGATTTAAGTATATTCCTGAATATTATGAAACTGCAATCGAAGCACTAGAAAAGCAGCTACCCCAAAAAGTGGAAGTTAAAGAGTGGAGTCCTGCCAGATGTCCTTCTTGTGGAACTGAATTATCTGAGTCTCTGGGAGATGGATATTATATGCATCCAACATTTTTAAAAAGATGTCCAAATGTAGATTGCAGTCAGTTACTTGATTGGTCGGAATAAACGCACGAAAGGAGTAACATGGAAGAATTAAAGAAATGCCCATTTTGCGATTCCGACAGAGGATATTATATGCTGGAAAGAGTACATAGAGCTTTATTGTTTAATTTTGACGGTGAACCGATCGGAGGAACAGAAGATATGACAGACTATGCGGGGCGTAGAAAACAATGTATCAACTGTCATAAGATACTCCCCAAAAAAATGTTTGAGGAAGTGATGGAAAAGTAAATTATTATTCCAAATTTCAGAAGAGCATTTGGAAAAATATTTTGAACTGTTGGAGGTGGAGTGATGAAAATTCCAGATTGTGATTTTGTAGAGTCTACAGAATATGGGAATTATTGTTGTTTGGAACACTGTTCTTGTACCGAGGAAGAATGCGAAGTTCTTAAATATGGACTCGGGAAAGAGGATTTAGAAATAGCAGCCGAAGAGATGATGTTATTGAAATCGAGCATGAATAGGTAGGTGAATTATGAACGTATTAGAGAAGATTTTGGAAGAGATTGAAGATCATGCGATAGAGTTTGAATCATTCGGAATGTGTGACGATTATGTAAGTGTTGGTTGGGCAAAAGAAATCATCCGTTCCCATATGGACGATGTTGCGGATAATAATGACGGTTGGATTCCGGTAAGTGAGAAATTGCCGGAAGACGAAAGAATGGTCTTGGTAACGTGTCAAACAAAAAAAGGGATTAGGAGTACAAACAGGGCATATTATGACGGAAAGTTTTGGCATGGAAGCGGTTCGATGTCAGGCGTAACAGCATGGCAGCCACTACCAGAACCATACAAGGAGAAATAACATGGACATTATAATTACAATCGCATTCCTAGCCCTGTACTACATCCTGGGGCTGGGAGCAGTGATTACTTTAAAGACAGGATTGGAAGAGGATGTGGAGAAGGAGAGAAAATTGAGGTGATGGAATGAAGAAAATAGAAGCATACACTATGGCAACGAGAAAGCCCTGTGAGACCGCTTTAAAGCAACAGGAGCATGAAGCCTTTAAGTGCGACTTTAAAAGCCGTGAGAGGACGAAAAAGGACGTTGCAGAGTACAAGAAGCACACGGTGGAAGACTTTTTGAAGAAGGTCGGAATAGATACGAAAGGGAGTGTGATGGGTGATAACAGAAGCACGCATAAAACGAATACATAAAAATAACATCAGAATGGAACGGCTAGCTGAATTGTATAAAGCACATAAATATGCGGCAATGTCATCCGAAATCAATATGAGCGGTATGCCATCGGGAAAAGGCGGGATAGATGACAGTATGAGCGATATTGATGATAGTGTGGATATTGAAACGGAATATCGAGCGCTATACTTCGAAAACGAGTTACTCATCAAAGAAGCAAGAAAATACATAAACCAGTTGCCGGACAATATTCTACGCATGGTAATGGAATTGAAATATATAAACGGAATGGATGAATATGAAATTTCCGCAGAAGTTGGAGTGCCGCATAATCAGTGCTGCAGTATGTTAAAAGTACACTGGAATAATGTGTTCTAAATGTTCTAAATCTATTGACATATAGTGACTTGACTGGTATACTGAAAGAGTGAAAGAAGATAAAAAGGCACTGTCACTTATGTGGTGGTGCTTTTTCTTATGCTGTGGCAAATGTAGGGCAGACAGGTTCGACTCCTGTACACGGTTTAGTAGCATATCACGGTAAATATTAAAAATCCGGAATGCCGTGGAAGTGCTACGGAGTGATATCACAAAACGCAGATATCCGCAGATCTGCAAAACAAACAAATAGATTCAGCAATCTATATTTAGTGTCAGCGCCCGAGTGCGGATAGGGTAAAGGGTGTCAATAAAAGGCATCCTGATCGGACATAGCTCAGTCGGTTAGAGCAGCAGCCTTATAAGCTGTGTGTCACGGGTTCGATTCCCGTTGTCCGGATTGTGGACTACTGCAAAGTTTCATCCTTTGCTTATATATTTTTGATTGTGTACTTGGTTATTTTGGTTTTTTGTTGGCATTTGTAATTCTTTCAAGCAGTAGTCCTAAATTCTTAGCATCCAGAGATGGGTGCTTTTATTATGTACAGAAAAGGAGAAGAGCATGGGAATTGTTAAAAGAATGTTATGCAAGCACGACAAGACAGAGTATGTCAGCACAAATCTTGTAAGACAGAATGATGGTAGCTTTATCACAGAGCACATGTGGAGATGCAAGAACTGCGGGAAGCTGATAGAAGGGAAGAAGCATGGGAAAGTTTTACGAAAGCCGAAAGTGGAAAAAGAAAAGAGAACACATTCTGAGGCGTGACGCATACCAATGTCAAGAGTCTAAGAGGTATGGCAAGTATGCAGAAGCAACGACAGTGCACCATATCTATCCTCTGGAAGAATATCCAGAGCTTGCGCTTGTGGATTGGAATCTTATCAGCATGTCCACTGCACAACATGACAGGATGCACGACAGGAAGACAGACAAGGTCACAGCTGCTGGATTGTACTGGCAGAGGAAAAGAAGAAGGGAGTTTGAAACGTGGAGAAAATCAAGATGTATACAGTGAAGTGGAGAGGGAAAGCAAGCGATTGTGAATACGAAGTTATGAATACGTTAGATAAGATAGGGCAAGCGTGCGTAGACGTACATGATGATGACATATTTGCAAGCTACAGCATAGATGTAGATAAAGCATTCAAAACCGAAGAAATAGAAATGAAAATAATCACGATGAATAAAGAAACAGCAAAGAGCATGGTCGAATGGTTCAAAGATAAAGTTGGAATGGAAATGAAAATGGAAGAGATTGAGGTATCCCCCCTCCCTTTTGAGAATTAAAAATGTCTCAGGAGAATCGGGAGAGAGGACTATTTCCAATAGCGCGGATCTGTAAAAATAAATTTTCCAGCAGATAAGGAGGTGAGAATAGATGGCAAGATACATACCACAAAGGCAGACGATTATTGACAGGACAGTCAAGTACATGAAAGAACTGGGAACCTATAAAGTACAGTATAAACAGGTGATTGAGATCTATGCGGATATGATTTACCAGTACAATGTGCTGAGCAAACAATTCGAAGAGTCAGGATATGAAGTGATTCTGGACACGGAGAAAAGCGGGGGTAAAAAAAGCCCTATTCTCGTGAGTCTTGAAAACCTCCGAAAAGATATCGGGACATATTCTGACAGACTGATGCTAAATGCAAAAACGTACAATGCGGAGATTGAACAGCCGAAAAAAGAGAAATCTGCATTTGCGTTATTACTGGAGAAACAGCAGGGAAAGTAAATGGACTTATCTCATATTAACAGTCCACATTTCGATACGGCTGTTCGTTATGCGGAGGATATCGTAAATAAGAAAGTCTTGGTGAACATAGATAGAGTGCTTGCATGCAAGAGATTTCTCGCAGACCTAGAGCGTGATGATTTAGATTTTCGCAGCAACCAATTTGATTTTGTGATTGATTTGATCGAGGAAACCATTCACCATGTACAAGGAGAAGATAAGAATGGAGTCAGTTTTAAAGGAACTCCGATGCTGTTGACGGACTGGCAGAAATTTGTGTGTGTAAATTTGTTTGGATTCTTTCGAAAAGGAACAGATATTAGGCGTTTTAACGAAGCGCTTATTTTTTTACCGAGAAAGCAGGGAAAAACATCCTTTAGTGCTGCGCTTGCTGAGGCGAAAAGCATTCTGGACAGAGGATCTGGTGCGAAGACATACATCGTTGCGAACTCTGTAAAGCAGACCATGGAAAGTTTTGGATTTTTGGTGGATAACGTTGAAGCCTTGCGTGGAGATGTTGATAAGCTAAGAATCCGAAACAATAACCAAGAGCATTCCATTAGTATTGATTTCGGAGATGGTACCGCAGAAATGTATGCGATTGCCAACCAAGAGGACAAATTGGACTCTCTGAACTGTAACTGCCTGATTCTTGACGAGCTGCATTCCTGGAAGAGAGCAGCGGCAAAGAAATATATACTGATGAAAAATGCTATGAAAGCGTATCGGAACAAGCTTTTGATTGGTATTTCTACGGCTGGTGATATTCCAGATGGTTTTTTAGCAAATAGGTTAAATACGTTACATGGAGTTTTGGATGGAACAAATACAGAAAAGGCGTATGACTCCTATTTTATTTTTATTTGCAAAGCAGATCAGGACAAAGAAGGCAATGTTTTAAACAGCAAAGGCGAGATCACGACATTGGATGATCCGGAAGTATTGCAGATGTGCACGCCGTCAATCGGAGTCACTGTTACAATAGAAGACCTTATGGATGATGCAGCGCAGGCAATGAATGAGCCGCAGCTGAGAGCAGAGTATTTAAACAAAACACTGAACATCTTTACGAATGCTTTAAATGCTTATTTTGATATCAACGAATTCAGATCATCTGACGATGAATATAACTGGTCGTTGGAAGAGCTGGCAAAACTGCCGATCACATGGTATGGCGGCGCTGACTTATCAAAACTTCATGATTTGACTGCTGGAGCAATCTACGGAACATACAAAGATGTCGACATCTGCATCACACACGCTTTCTTTCCGAGAGCAGCAGCAATTAAAAAAGGTGACGAGGATGGAATACCACTATTTGGTTGGGAAGAGGATGGATGGCTGACGATGAGTAATACAGCCACGGTACTTCCAGATGACATTGTGAATTGGTTCATCTCCATAAAAAAGATGGGATTTAAGATAAAGATTGTTGGATTCGACAAGAAGTTTGGACGAGAGTTTTTCTTAAAAATGAAAAAATCTGGATTCCGGATACAGGATCAGCCGCAGTATTTTTACGTGAAGTCTGAGGGATTCCGGCATATCGAAGTGAAAGTGAAGAATAAGAAATTTTACTATCTACATTCGGACGCTTTTGAATATTGCGTGCAGAACGTAAGGGCAATTGAAAAAGTGGATGACATGATCCAGTACGAAAAAGTAGACGGGGACGGAGGCGTAAGACGAATTGACTTATTCGATGCAGGAGTCTTTTCGTGTTGCCAGATGTTGGCGGACATGGCGCTTGGAAATGTAGCAAATAAATGGTTAAAGAGAGAGTAGGAGAATAAGATGGCGAAGAAAAAGAAGCAGAAGAGTATCAGATCAGAACCACAGAATAAAGTATTTGTGTATCAGGGAGCTACGTTCTCTGATTTTTTATTGCCGTCAGGGTATACAACGCTGGCACAGAATCCAGAAATTCGGGCGGCATGTCAGAAAATTGCTGATCTGGTTTCGGGAATGACAATCCACCTAATGGAGAATGGTCCGAATGGAGACATCCGGATCAAAAATGAGCTATCACGGAAAATTGACATTAATCCGTATTCGCTGATGACGAGAAAAGCGTGGGTTTACAACATTGTTTACTCAATGCTCTTGCCGGGCGATGGAAATGCAGTCGTCCTGCCTGTGATGAGGGATGGATATATCGATGAGCTAATCCCGTTAAAGCCATCCATGACAAGTTTTGAAGAGACACCGACAGGGTACAAGATAATCTACGGCAGTGAAGAATACGATCCGAGCGAAGTATTACACTTTGCGATTAACCCAAACCCGGAATATCCATGGAAAGGAACAGGCTACAGGCTTGCTTTAAAGGATATCGCATCAAATTTGAAACAGGCGAATGCGACTAAGAAATCTTTTATGAGCGGTCAGTATATGCCGAACATCATTGTAAAGGTAGACGCAGCCACGGAAGAACTTGCAAACGAAGCAGGAAGAAAACAGATAAGAGAGAAATATTTGAAAGAATCGAAGCCGGGAGAGCCTTGGGTAATACCGGCAGAACTCTTGGAAGTATCCGAGGTTAAGCCGCTATCTTTGAAGGATATCGCAATTAATGAATCGGTGGAGATTGACAAGAGGACGGTCGCATCCCTGTTGGACGTGCCGCCATTTTTTCTGGGAGTCGGAAACTTTAATAAGGACGAATACAACAATTTTGTCAGAACGAGAGTTAAATCAATTGCGGACGTATTCCAACAGACGCTTACGAAAGGCTTGATTCAGAGTCCACATTGGTACTTTAAATGCAACTCAAAGAGCTTGATGGCTTACGACACCAAGGAGCTTGCAGAAATTGGGATGAACCTATATATACGAGGAATCTATACAGGAAACGATGTATTGAACTTGATTGGTGACTCTCCGAAAGACGGATTGAACGATCTGATTATCCTTGAAAACTTTATTCCGCAAGGGATGATCGGGGAGCAGAAGAAGCTAAGAGGAGGTGATGAATAAGTGGAAGAGCGAAAGAAAGAAAATCTGACAAGATCATGGAAAGCGGATTTTGAAACACGGGAAGCGGAGGATGGAAAGAAAACAATTTCCGGGTACTTCGCTGTTTTTAATTCCGAAACAGAGTTATGGCCGGGGGCTTATGAAGAAATTGCACCAGAAGCGTTTTCGAACACCATGAGCAACGACATCCGTGCTCTGACAAACCATGATGACACACTTGTACTTGGACGGACAAAAGTCGGAACTTTACGTCTGAGAACCGATACAAGAGGTCTATGGGGCGAAATTGATATCAATGAAAACGATTCGGACGCAATGAACCTGTATGAGAGGGTAAAACGTGGAGATGTGGATCAATGCTCATTTGGATTCAATATTTTGCGGGAGGAAACCGATTGGAGAGATGACGGCACTGTGAAATGGACAATACGAGAAGTTGATCTGCACGAAGTGTCTGTATGCACATTCCCGGCTTATGAAGATACGGGCGTACAGGCGAGACATGCACAGGTGGAACAGTATCGAGAAAAACAGATGGAACAGTGGCGAAGCAACGCTACAAAGAGATTGAAAGGAGAAAAGTAATGGCTTTAAGACAGTTAATGCTTGCGAAACAGATCGCAGACAAAGAAAAGGAACTGGAAGAAATTCGTGGAAAAGATGCGGATTTTGAAACAAGAGAAAAGGAACTTGAGACATCCATCAATGAAGCAAACACGGAAGAGGAGCGCTCTACTGTGGATGATGCTATCACAAAGTTTACGGAGGAAAAAGAAGCGCACGAAGAAAGAAAAAGTGAGCTTGAAACAGAGCTTGGCGAGCTGCGTGGAAAAATGAAGGAGTATGAAAAAGCTCCAGAAAAACGTGAAAAGGAGAAGGATATGGGTAAAAGAAGTGAAGAAATCGAAGAGGCAAGAAGCGCAATTAACGCATTTGTGAAGTCCAAAGGGCAGGTAAGAGAGAGCGGATTTAAAGAAGCGGATGCAGGTATTTTGATCCCGGTAGAAATTCTTGCTCCACAGGAGAAACCAGAGGATATTGTAGACCTGAAAAACTACGTGAAAAATGTAAGTGTCAACAGTGCGTCTGGGAAATACCCGGTAATTGAAAAATCTGGAAGCAAAATGAACACGGTTGCAGAATTAGAGCAGAATCCAGAACTTGCGAAACCAAAAATCACAGAAATCAACTACAGTATTGCAACAAGAAGAGGGTATATCCCGATCTCTCAGGAGGCAATCGATGATGCTGATTATGATGTAACGGGTCTGATCCGAGATGAAATCAATGACCAGTCCGTAAATACAAGAAATACAGATATTGCAACTGTATTAAAGAGTGCAACGGCGAAAAGTGTTACAGGGCTGGATGGACTGAAAGACTTGGTGAACAAAGAAATCAAGAAAGTGTATCCTGTGAAATTCATCATTTCAGCTTCCTTGTATGCCGAGCTGGACAAGCTGAAAGACAAGAATGGAAGATATCTGTTGCAGGATTCCATCACTTCCTCAAGCGGAAAAATGCTGTTTGGCAGAGAGGTAGTCGTTCTGGACGATGATATGATCGCAGGAGATGGAGAACTGAAAGGTTTTGTCGGTGATCCGAAATCATTCTGCACATTTTTCGACCGCAAACAGACAAGCGTTGAATGGGTAGACAATCAGATCTATGGAAAACTGCTTGCTGGAATTGTAAGATACGATGTCAAGAAAACAGATACAAATGCTGGATTCTATATTACATACACACCGGGGGAATAATTCCCTCTGACGATGTAGCCTTAGTTGGCAGAGGGAAAGTCGGAAAGGCAAAAGTAGGTAAAGCAAAATAGTATAATGGAGGTATTCAAAATGGCATATACACCAACTACATGGAATGACGGCGACGTTATTACAGCAGAGAAACTGAATAAGTTAGAGCAGGGCGTGAAGAATGAGCAGGTTGGACCAGCAGGACCAAGCTACACTCTTCCAGCGGCGAACAAAACAACGCTGGGCGGTGTGAAACAGATGGCTTTGATCGCAGATTTGTCTACAGAAACAACAGCTGACCTGAAAAATAAAATCAATGCAATTCTTGCGGAAATGAAAAAACAGGGGATCATGGCGAATTCATAAGGAGTATGCTTATGAGAGCGATTGTATTGCAACTATTAAAAGACAGACTTGGAATCTCTACAGATAGTAGGGATTCCGTCCTTTATGCGATCATAGATGGAATTCTCGATGAATGCGAAAATGTATATGGCGTTCGCATCAAGGAAGAGAGATATGACCACATCCTGCTTGTGCTAGATTGGGCTACGTGGAAGTACAATCATCCAGAAGATGGGGTGATTCCTAGAAGTATCAGGTTTCGGTTGAACAATCTGATGATTAAGGCGGTGCAAAATGAATCGAACATGGGATGAGAAAGTGATATTGATATCTTCCAATGGGTATGAAGAGGATGAGATCGGTCAGCAAGTACCGATTGAAGCGGAACAGGAGATCTGGTGTTGTAAAGAAAAAGTTCCCCGAAATGAATTCTACCTTGCAGGACAGAACAATATGGAAATTTCAGAAAATTTGATCGTGCATCCTTACGAATATGAAGGACAGAGATATATCCGATTCCACGGAAAGAAGCTGAAAGTGATTAAGACGTATCCAATCAGCATGGAAGAGCTGGAATTGACATGTACTGAAAGGATCGAAAAATGAGTGAAAGCATAAGTGCTGACAAACTCGCCAGAGAAATCATGCGGCAGATGGAAGAATACACAGAAGAAGTAAAAGAAACCACACAGGATGTTGCCATGAACGTTTCCGAAAAAGCTGTGAAGAAGTTGAAAGCAAACAGTCAAAAGAGCAGCGGACGGTACGCAAAAGGATGGACAAGGGAATCTGGGAGAGATGGAATAACAGTGTATAATAAAAAACCGACATATCGCCTAACCCATCTACTGGAAAAAGGACACCAGTTGAAACGTGGTGGGAGAAAAATCGGTGAAGTACGAGCATATCCGCATATCGAAGAAGTGGAACAGGAATGCATAAAAGAGTATGTCGAAGAACTGGAAAGGAGGCTGTGAAATGACATTGCCAGAATTAAAAGACAAGTTAAAAACGCTAGATCTTCCGATTGCGTATCGTTGTTTTGCAGTCGGTCAAGTACCAGAATTACCGTACATCGTATACTATGTGGACGAGGATATCGGATTTTATGCGGATGACACCGTGTATTACGAGGGATACGCCGTCACGATCGAGGTATACACAGATCAGAAAGACTTGCAGTTAGAGAAAAAAGTAAAGGAACTATTAAACAGTAATGAACTCCCGTATGAATCGTACGAGAGTTTTTTAGAATCTGAAAATATGTATTTGAAAGCATATGAAATTGAAATATAGGAGGTAAAGAACATGGCAGGAAAAGAAAACAAAGTAGAATTCGGGTTAAGAAACTGTTATTACGCTGTTATTACAGAAGGAGAAAGCGGAAAAATCACATACGGATCGCCCAAGAGATTACCTGGAGCGGTAAGTATCACATTCGACAAGAGCGGTGACCTGATCCGGTTTAAAGCAGATGATATTGATTATTACACCAACGCAAATAATCAGGGATACGATGGTACACTTACACTTGCGAGAGTACCGGAAGAATTCCGGACAGAAGTGTTAAAAGAGGAGAAAACAGAAAAAGGAGTGATTCTCGAAAACTCTGACGCACAGGTAGCGAATATCGCACTGATGTTTGAATTTCAGGGAGATGCCAAGGCAACTAGACACCTCTTTTATTACTGCTCTGTAAACAGACCATCTGTCGGAAGTACAACAAAAGACAGTGGAGAACCGAACACAACAGAACTTTCGCTTGTGGCAAGTCCGAGACCGACAGACAACTTAGTTAAAGCATCCACAGCAGCAGGAGTTGATGAAGCAACATATAACTCTTGGTATACAACAGTATATGAAAAATCGGGGGAATAGCACCCCCTGAAGACCTCGCCTTGGTAGGCAGGGGGAAGATTGGAAAGGCAAAAGTAGGTAAAGCGAAATAAAGGGCGGAGTGATCTGCCCAAATAGAAAAAGTGGAGGATGTTATGGAAAAAACAATTTACATTGACGAAAAACAAGTGAAATTAAAATCAACGGCAGCATTGCCGAAACGATATAAAGCGCAGTTTGGAAGAGATTATTTTGCAGACCTGATGAAAGTAGCGAAAGTGTTTGGAAAAGGAACGAAAAGGAATTTTGGAATACAGGACATTTCTTTTGCTTCGCTTGACCACATGGACATGGAAGTGTTTTACGACATCATCTGGACAATGGCGAAAACGGCAGACAGGACGATTCCTGATCCATTGGAATGGCTAGATGGATTTGAAGTATTCCCGTTCAATGAAATCATGGGAGAAGTAAAGGATCTGCTTACAGACACCATGCCAACAAGTAAAAAAAAATAAATGATAAAGATTCATCTAGCGGAGAGCCGTTTACGAATGAATCTTTTTTTTATGTTTGCAGACAAGTTGGGCTGACAAGTGAAGATATGGAAGAAATGACTATCGGTGACTGTCTAGATTACGTACAAGAGTATATCGACAACCAAAAGAAGGATGAAAATCCTACTGCGAGAAAAGCAACACAGGAAGATTTTGATAATTTTTAAAGAGGTGAGAAAGTGGCGAATAGCAAAATAAAAGGAATCACAATAAAATTCGGTGCGGATACAACGGCACTAGATAAGGCTTTAAAAGATGTAGACAAAACATCAAGAAGTCTTGGCGGAGAACTTAAGTCCGTAAATAGATTATTGAAATTTGACCCGAAAAATACGCAACTTCTCACGCAAAAGCAACAGTTGCTGAATGAGCAGATTGGAAACACGAATAAAAAACTGGATGCATTAAAACAAGCACAGAGTGAAGTTGAACAGAAGTTCAAATCTGGCGATCTCGGATTATATGAATATCGAGAATTCCAGAGGACGCTCGCAAAGACTGAACAAGATTTAAAATCTTATACATCACAATTGGAAAAATTAAATGATGTATCCGGAAAAGTGGCAAGCAAGATTAATGATGCCGGAGAATCTGTTAAGAAAATTGGCGGTAAAGTTAGCGATGCAGGAAAGGCACTTGCTCCGTTAAGTGGAGCTTTTGCCGGTGCTGGGATCGCTTCTTCCAAGATGAGCATGGACTTTGAAGAAGCAATTGCGAAAGTAAGCACGATTGCGGACGAAACAGAAGTACCGATTTCCGAATTGGAAAAGGGGATAAAGAATCTGTCGAATCAGACTGGTATAAGTGCAACAGAGATTGCAGATAACGTGTACGATGCAATTTCAGCAGGACAGAAAACAGGCGATGCTCTTGCGTTTGTAGAAAAGTCTACGAAACTTGCAAAAGCTGGATTCGCAGATGCTGGAAACGCGCTGGATGTTTTAACCACGATCATGAATGCCTATGGATTGGAAGCTAGTGAAGTTGGAAAAGTTTCCGATATGCTTATTCAAACGCAGAATGCAGGTAAAACTACAGTTGGGGAGCTTGCGTCAACAATGGGAAGGATTATCCCAACTGCAAAAGCAAACAATGTAGCACTAGATCAGGTAACAACTGGTTACGTAAAATTGACTTCTAATGGTGTAGCAGCAGCGGAATCCACCACGTACATGAACGCAATGCTAAATGAGCTTGGAAAGTCCGGTACAAAAGTATCCGATTTGTTAAAAGAAAAAACAGGGCAATCATTTTCAGAATTGATGCAATCAGGAATGAGCCTTGCAGATGTTTTAGAAATCGTCTCTAATGGGGCGAAAGAACAAGGTCTGGCATTTGGGGATATGTGGGGAAGTTCAGAAGCGGCAAAGGCTGGACTCGTGCTTCTCGGAGATGGAGCGCAGGAGTTCAATGCAACGCTTGACGAAATGCGAAATTCAACGGGTGCAACAGAAGAAGCTCTTGGAAAACTAGAAACGAAGTCTGATACATTCAGAAAAACATTTAATGAGCTAAAAAACGTGATGATTGAACTCGGTGACGCATTGATGGAAGTGCTTGCACCAGTGATAGATACTGTCGTAGAAAAAGTGAAAGAGTTTTCAAAGTGGTTTTCTGGGCTGAGTGATGAATCAAAGAAAATTATAGCAATAGGAACAATAATCGTGGCTACATTATCGCCTATATTAATAATAATAGGGAAGCTAATAATAGGAATTGGCACAATTATTAAAGTAGTAGGATCTATTGTTGGTTTGATCAATCCTGTCACGCTAACAATAGCGGCGGTTATCGCTGCAATAACTGGAATCATCCTTGTGATAAAAAACTGGGGAGATATCACAGACTGGCTGTCCGAAAAATGGAGTGCATTTAAGGACTGGATGTCTGGATTATGGGATACCATATCCGAGAAAATACAAGAAGTGTGGAACGGCATTAAAGATTTCTTTGCGGATATATGGGAGCAGATTTACAACGTAATAGAGGGACCTTTGAAATTTATCGAGGGAACAATTGGAGCGGTCATGTATGCAATTCAAGCTGTTATTTATACGGTTTGGGAAGTAATTAAATTTGCATTAAAAAGCGCATGGGATTGGATAAGTGACACCGCAAGTGCTATATTCACGCCTGTTGCGAATTTCTTTTCCGGTATCTGGAATGGAATCAAGGATACTGCAACTGGAATCTGGAACAGCATTAAGGACACGCTCGGTGGAATATGGGATTCGATCAAAGAGAAAGCTATGGACGCTTTTTCTTCCGTTTGGAAGTTTATTAAAGACGGATTTAACAATCTCAAGGATACTCTTGGAGGAATCGTGAAAGGGATTGCGAACGCAATTGTAAAGCCTATCGGTGGAGCGGTAAACGGTGTAATTAATGGTGTAAACTGGGTGCTTGATAAAGTAGGATCGGACAAGCAATTTGCATTGTGGGAAGTCCCGAAGTTTGCAAGAGGAACTGGTGGCATCCCAAAAGACACGCTAGGTATCGTAAACGACCAGAAAGGCTCTACATACAAAGAAATGATCGTTCCACCACATGGAAAACCATTTATTCCAGAAGGAAGAGATGTAGTTCTGCCACTGGAAAAAGGAACGAAAATCATGCCAGCCAACCAAACAAAGAGTTTTCTGGAAGAACTTCCGCATTTTGCAAGTGGAATCGGTGAGTTTTTCGGTGGTGTCTGGGATACTGTAAAAGACTTTACGGGAAATGTATGGGATTATATCACGCATCCAAGTAAGATCGTACAGATTGCCATCGATAAATTTACGGATTTAACGGGAGCGTTTGAACCGTGGATATCCGTTGCAAAAGGTGCGGTCAATACAGTATTTGATAGCGTTGTTGGTTTTGTAAAAGGGATATTTGATACTCAGTCACATGTAAACTACAATCCAAGTGCAGGAGTAGAGCAGTGGAGAACGTTAGCCACAAGGGCGTTACAGATGACTGGGCAGTATTCCGAAGCGAACTTGGAACGTCTGTTATACCAGATGCAGACAGAATCCGGTGGAAATCCGAATGCGATTAACAACTGGGATATCAATGCGATTAATGGGACGCCATCCAAGGGACTTATGCAGGTCATTGACCCGACATTTAGAGCCTATGCAATGCCGGGATACGATAAAAATATCTACGATCCGCTGTCCAATATGCTTGCATCCATCCGGTACGCAGTGTCTACGTACGGAAGCCTTGCAGCAGCTTATCGTGGAGTTGGGTACGAGAATGGCATTGGAGATATCAATTTGTCCGATCTATTACCGAGTCTGCCGATGTTGGACGTGAAATGGTTTAAAGATGGTGGAATCCTTACGAAGCCAGCATTATTCCAGATGCCGTCCGGAGGAATCGGTGGTGCTGCGGAAAGAGAAGCAGAAGCAATCACTCCACTTAGATCGTTAAAAGGCTATATTAAGGAATCAATCTTGGAGATTATGGGCGAAAAGGATATTAATCTAAATATCAATCTGACAACGACGCTGGACGGAAGAGTTGTCGCACAGCAGACGGTTGGATATGCAAGACCGATGATAAAAAAGATGGATGATTTCGAGAAACTATTAGGAGGTGAGAGAGTTGGGCTTGCTTAAAGCAACCTATGGAGGCGTGGATATTCCGGTTAAGATTACAAGACTTGACCGGAACTTATCACCTTCCATCACAAATAATACAAGGAGCATTGAAAATGTAAATGGAGGAGAGTTTACGCATTCCACGTACTCTCCAAAACAGATTGTAATGGAGTTTCGTATTTCAAACTCTACGGCAAGGGAACTCAGTGAGTTCCGCAGAAAAATGTCAGAAATTCTGTATAGTAAAGAACCAAAGAGACTGATTTTTTCTGACGAACCAAGCATTTACTATGAAGCAATCGTGGATGGGGAACCGGTACTGGGAGAGGATGATATGTACAGCACCGGCACGATCACATGGCTAATCCCTGACGGTGTAGCATACTCCACCGCAGAATTCGACTTCTATGGCGTCCAGAATAACGGCTACCAGACCATTACCATTCAAAACAACGGCACTGAATGGGCGGATGTGGACTATGAGATCACACACCAGCACGAGAACGGATTTATCGGACTTGTGAGCCAGTACGGGGTGATCCAGCTTGGAAAAGAGGAGGAAACAGACGGAGAGAATTACAAAGCGTCTGAAAACCTGTTTGATGGATACAGCCTGTTTCAAGACGATCACGGCACCTCTTACCAAAATCCAGAAAACACCACACAGGGAACACTCGAAGTCAAGAATGTTGCCGGATATAACGTGATGGCATTAAAAGGTGGACAAGCAACATCCGGATACTGGAACGGTGGAATGAAAACACTTACTATCCCGGCAGACAGCGAGGGTAGAGGTGGTGCAAAGAACTTTTACTGCTACACGCAGCACTGGTTTGAAACCGGATTGATGGGACAGACGGGAGCACAGACCATTGCATTTCTGACAGGAGATAATAAAGTAATCTGCGCAATGTCTATCAACAAGAGCGATTCTGTCGGAAACACGGCTCGTATCGAGTGGTTTGCTCCCGGAAACACCTTAATCAGACGAGAAGAGTTCCAACCGACAGCCTACGAGGGTAATCCGTTTAATCTTAAAATGGGATGCCACAACGACTTTTTAAAAGAGGGAGAAAAGCTGCGGATTTTCTGGTATGGTACTTACAGAGATCTCACGATCCCAGAAATTAAAGACATGGAATGCGAAAAAATCCAGATCTGGATTGGACAGTGGGGAGACAGGAATCTTACAAACCAGTACGTTACACACAACTATTTAAAAAGCATTCGTTTCCGAAAAGACAATGTCGATAAGTATAAGGACGTACCAAACCGGTATCGTGCCGGAGATGTGGTGTCTATAGATGGAGAGAGTACAAAGGTCTATGTAAACGGGATGCCGGCAAAAGGAGATGAGATTAATGGATCCAATTATCCGAAAGTTCCACCCGGAACAACGGAAGTTCAGTTCTGCTACTCTTCTTTCTCCTATCCGCCGCCACAGATTAAAGCGAAAATACGGGAGGTATATTTGTAATGGATAACATCAGAATTGCGATTTTAAGCGCAAATAACACGCCAGTAGCGTTTATGGATAATGCACATAAAAAGTCCATGCACTACTGGGGAGACGAGCTGCACGAATACTTGCAGGGTACGGCGAATACTTACACTTTTACGGTAAATGCAAAGCATCCAGACGCACAGCATATCAAAGCTGGGAATAAGGTGGCATTTACTTACAAGGGGAAATCATACTACTTAAACATTGTAAACACTGAGCAGACAGAGGAGACGATCACAGCTACGGCGTGGTCGTTATCTTTTGAGCTAATCAACGAGGATGCAGGGGAATACAAGGCAGGACAGGCGATGAGTTTTGAAGAGTACCTTGCCATATTTGACGCGGAAAGAACACTGAAATTGGGGCTTAACGAGGTATCAGACAAGAGGATTACGAACGAGTGGACGGGCACAACATCCGTGCTTAAAAGGCTGTTTTCCTTGGCAAACGTATTTTCTGCGGAGATCGAATTTGAGACAGTACTGAACAGAGACTACTCTTTAAAAGAGATTGTCCTAAATGTATATCGGAAACACTCCGATACAGACAGCGGAGTCGGAGAATACCGGAATGACATTGTACTGCGGTACGGGAAAGGAATTACCGGAATTCGAAAAACCACAGATGCCGAGAAGCTTTACACCTGCATCCAGCCAACAGGGAAAGACGGGCTGACGATCAACGGACTGGATAAAAAAGAGTATGATGAGAATGGGAATATTGAGTACTTTGCGGACGGCGCAATCATCCGGGCACCACAGGCAAGAGACCGGTTTCCATCCAATATCGTAAATAAGGCTGATGCTTATATCCTGATGCGGAAAGAGTATGATACGGACAACAAGGACAAGCTCTACAGTATGGCTTTATCCGATCTAAAAACCGCATCCGAGCCAGTGGTGACTTATGAGGTGGATGGATACTTTGACACCAACATCGGAGACACTGTAAGGATGCAGGATCAGGAGTGGACGCCGGTCCTTTATCTACAGGCGAGGGCATCAGAACAGGTACGCAGTCTTACAAATCCAAAGACAGCAAAGACGGTATTTACAAACTACAAAGAGCTTACATCCGAAATTTCGGACAGCTTATTACAGAGGATGCAAGACCTTATTAATAAAAATAAGGTTTATACTTGCTCTATCTCAACAAACAACGGCATTATCTTTAAAAATGGCATCGGTAGCACTACTCTGACAGCTTACGCTTACGATAACGGCGTGGATGTGGCAGACAAGCTACAATTCCGATGGAGCAAGGATGGACGGGAGCTTTATGTCGGACGGAGTGTGACGGTAAATGCATCTGATGTGGATGTAAAAGCAGTGTACTCATTTGAGGCTTTGGAAAATGGGATAAAACGTGGGTATTACGAGGTCACAGTGACTAAAGTAGACGATGGAGCACCGGGAGATCCCGGGAAAGACGGCGTAGGAATTGAGAGCGTGACCAAGTATTATCTGGCATCCGAAAAAAGCACAGGAATCACGGCATCCTCTCCGGGATGGACTACGACAACGCAGACCATGACGGAAGCAAAAAAATACTTATGGAGCTACGAGATAATCGCTTACACAAATGGAACCTCTGCCAAGACAACGCCTGTCATCATCGGAGTGCATGGCCAGAATGGAGAGGACGGAACATCCGGCATCATCGTGTCGCCCGCACCCCCGGAAAATCCAAAAGTAGGACAGCTCTGGCAGACAGCAAGTGGAGAACCAATTAAAAGATGGGATGGAAGTCGTTGGGTGCTGCATTACGTATCGGTCGAGAATCTGGACGTGCAAACGCTCAGTGCGATCGTTGCCAACCTTGGAACTGTAACAGCCGGACTTATTAAGAGTAAGGGTGGACACTTTTACATAAATGTAGACACTGGAGAGATCGTGTCTAAAAGCAGTGACGGTACAATTTCCGTTTTTGTAAAAAAAGAGAATATTGACATGGTAAGATCGTTTACAGCGTCTAGGTACTGGGGGAGTCGATTAAACTACTCTGGATTAGAATTTTATTCCGGCGACAGTAGCATGGCAGATGATATCGCGAATGGATCTATGGTATGCTCTATTCGCGGAGATGAGGAGATGCGTGACTTTTCGGTGACAAACATAAATGGAGATAGCATATGGCTTATTAGGACAATTAAGCAGCTTACAAAATCTATCTCTTACGATTCCGGTACCGTGAAAGGTCCATATACAAGTACAAACTCCGCAAATAACATCCGTGTGGAACTAAAAAGAAGAGGATGTATGGTAACATGCAAGATCACAATGATTGCACAATTTCCGGGAAGTGGCGAATACGGGCCATTCAACGAAGTGAAAATTCCAGTAGGATATCGACCGGTTATGGATTTCTTTGCTCCCTATAGTGAAGTTTCAGGACCTAACATATTTGGAACGGGAAGATACGGCATAGGAAAAGATGGGGGGATCAAGATTTATGTGGAGAATGCCGCATGGACAGAACGTCACGCAACGTTCACGTGGATTACAGATGATTGATTAAAGGAGCGAATATGGAGATTAGAGCAAGACCATCGCGGTCTTATTTTTATATTTTAAAAACCGGAGGAAAGACATGACAGAAAATGAAGTAGAAGTGAAACTTGCAGAGCACGGCAAGGAGATCGGCTCTCTAAAGCACCGAATGAAAGAAGCAGAGGACGTTGTGAGTGTGGTGCATCAGCTGGCGCAGGAGATGGTAGGACTAACTAAAGAGGTCGGCTTTATGAACCAGACTCTTGTGCAGCTCACTACAAAAGTTACGCACCTTGAGCAGACACCAGCTAAACGGTGGGATGGAGTAGTAACTGCACTGATCGGAGCTGTGATTGGTGGAATAGTAGCAATGTATTTGTAAAAGGAGAATGAAAAATGAAGAAGATTAACTGGATTGTAAGAATCAAAAACAAGGCATTTTGGGTAGCACTGATCCCGGCACTGTTGCTGTTGATACAAGCAATTGCGGCAGTGTTTGGGTTTACAATCGACCTTGGAAACCTTGGAGACAAGCTTTTAACTGTGATCAATGCACTCTTTGCGGTTCTGGCGATCCTTGGTGTAGTGGTGGACCCAACGACACCGGGAACGGGAGATTCAGATAGGGCACTTACATATAAATAGATAATTTGAGAGAGCTTGGAAACAGGCTCTCTTTTATTGTGCGACATCGCACGGGGAGGGAGGTGAAATCATGAGCGAACAGAACGAATTCGGAAGAATAACAGCGGAAGAACTGGAAAAAGCATTTGAAACGGAAGAACAGGAGGAAGAGAAAGAATGAAAATTGGCTTAAGGGGAGGGCATTCCCCAAATTGTAAAGGTGCAATCGGTCTGATCGATGAGCAGGAAGAAGTGCGGAAGATCTACAATGAGCTCGCACCAATGTTAGAGGCTGCCGGTCATACTGTGATTGATTGTAATTCCAACGCATCGAATGTGTCTGGTGAGTTGTCTGACGGCACAAATAAGGCGAATAGTGCAGGGTGCGATATTTATGTCACTCTGCACATGAACGCCGCAGGAGCGGCATCAGCAGGGGGCACAGAGGTGTGGTTATATGATGCATCTAACCAGACCATGAACACGATCGCAAGCGATATCTGTAATAATTTTGCGGGTAAAGGATTTACTAACCGTGGTGTAAAGTACAGTTCGGGATACCATGACCTGAATGCATCTAATATGCCCGGTATGATTGTGGAGACATTATTTTGCACCGGCACAGATGATGTAGCAAGGTATCGGAATTTAGGCACAAAAGGAATTGCTTGTCTGATTGCAAAGGCGATCGACAGTAGAGCGTCTGCATGCAGCGAACAAAAAAACCAGAATACAGGAATCGAACAGGAAGGAGAAGAAGAGATGAAATGTTTATTTACAGTAGAGGGAAAAGGTGCAGTGTATTATTTTGACGGTCAAAAAGTAATAACATTGGGTCATCCAGACGAATTAAAAATCATCCAGCAGATTTACAAGGACAACAATGGTAAGGACATGCCGTGTTACAAGTGGAGTCCTAAAGCGCCATGGTATGCAAGGCTCATGTCGGTAATTTACAGTAAAGAGACCACATCTATTTAA